CATTTTCTTATTTTTTGTAAAACTCCCAATTAGAGTTTGTTTTTACGAAGGAGAAAATTTATGGTAAAGATTAAAAGGATAATACTTTCAAATTTTAATAGATTTATAAAGGGAACTAAAAGAACTGATATAGATATAGAGTTCCCACAAGAGTATTCCACTATAATGATAGTGGGAGATAATGGTACTGGTAAATCAACTCTTGCATCTGAGCTTAACTTACTTCCATCTCTTGGAGATGGATATGATATTCTTCAAGGTGAAACTGGAGAGAAGATAGTATATTTTACTTTTAATAATGAAGATTATAAAGTACATTATATTTATAGACCTCAAGGAGAATCTCATACTTGTGTAGCTGACCTTGCAAAGATAGAAAATGGTAAACAAGTTCAACTTGTATCTTCATCTTCTGTAACTGAAGTTAGAAACAGAATAAAGCAAATGATAGGACTTGATACTAAACTTGCAAAACTTACTTATCTTAATTCAGAAGAAAAAGGTATAGTAAATATGAAATCTGGTGCAAGAAGAGATTATATGCAATCTATATCACCCATTGGAGATACTAAGGACTTAGTAAAGATAATATCAGAAAAATATATTCATGCCAAAAAGACAAGAGAAGCAAAGGAGAAAGAACTAGCAAACTTACCTAGTATTGATAGCTTACACATGGATAGAAGAAATATCAAAAATCAAATAGATGAGCTTACAAATCTTAAGAATAAGGTTAAAGCTGAAAATATCTGTATGTCCGATGAAGAGTTAGAAGATACTATAAATAAGCTTGAGAAACTAGATAAGGATTTTAATATCGTTTGTGATGTTATATCAGCAATAAATGAGTATAAGATACTAGGTTCATTGGAAGCAAATGTGTCAGCCAAAGAAAGAGAGCTTACTCTTCTTGAGGGAACTATGTCCGCTACTCTTAAAAATATATCAGAAGCTAGAGTGCAGCTTATACAATATGAGAATGCTCAAGATATAGATACAAGTGACTTGAAATCTATGATTGATAATCATGAATTTTTAAAGTTTACAAATGATAAAAAGTATCTTAAATCTCAAGTTGATTTAGATAGATTTGTCTATTCTTATAATACGATTAAAGAGTATAAGAATAGCTTAGATGAAGTTTCTCATATTATAAGTATAGAAGATGTCTGTAATGAAAAGAAGCTTGATATGGATAGTATAATCGCTTTAAATAATAAGTTATTATATAGTGTCAATATGCTTGAAATAGAAAAGGAAGAAAATTATGTTTCTCAAGACCTACTTATAGAACCACCTGAAACTTGTCGTGATAATACTTGTAAATTAAGACAAGAGTTTGTAAAGATGAGAGATAGAGTTGACAGATATGAAAGTATATCTAAAAAGCTTATAGATACTAAAGAGGAGCTTAAGAAAGCTCAAGATAAACTTCAAGTTTCAAATATCTATAATGAAGCTTTAAAAACAGTAGCTCTTCTTAAGAAAACAGCAAGAGATTATGAAGATGTACTTGTGGGTATTGATTTAAGAAAAGACCAAGATGATATAGCTGAAGATATAATCTATAATACTAGAGTGTACTTATCTTATAAGTCTATATCTGATAGATATAAAGAAGCTACAAATACAGATTTCCAAAGAATAAAGGTATCTATTGATAAATGGGAGAAAGAGTATAATGATTTGATATCTAAGTCTCAGTCTATTAAAGATACTATACCTAAGGTATCTGAAGATGTAAGAAAGTCTTTATTTTTTGGAATGATAAATGCTGACCTTGTCAAAGAAAAAGACAAGATTCTTCAAGAGACTTTATATCTTCGTGAGCTTATTGCTAAAGAGAAAGAAAAGAAGCAAGAAATGTTTGAGCTTGAAATGAAGCTTCGTGATACTGATAGTAAAATAGACTTATTAAATGAGGATTTAAAGAAAGTGGACTTTAATATAAATCTTCATGAATATATAGAAGAAGAACTTAAAAAAGCTACTATTGATGAAGCTGATACAGAAAAAGTAAGAGAAACTCTTATAAAGCACTTACCAGTTAAAGTTATGAGAAGAATAATATTAAATCTTAAAGAGATTACAAATTCTTTCTTGGAACTTACTGATATTCCTTATAGGGTTCATGATTTTGAAATAACAGCAAAGGACTTTATAATAAGAGTGCAAAAGGATAACTTTGTATCCGAGGATATATCAAAGATGAGTGATGGAGAGAAAGCCATTATGGCTCTTGCTACAACTCTTGCTTTAAATAGTGTAATGATACCAAATTATAACGTCTTTATACTTGATGAAATGGACGCTACACTGTCTAAAGAGAATAAAAGAAAGTTTTTGGATATAATAGTTAATTTCGCTTCTGTTAAAGACTTACAAGTATTTGCTATATCTCATAATGAATACTTCTCATCAACAGAAGCTGACAGTATAGGAGTCTTAGAAATGACACCAGTTGGAGATTTAAAGGTAATACCGTATCTTAATTATATATAATATAAGTGACAATAATAAAAGGGAGGAAAACAAATATGGTTTACGCAAAGTTTATTGAAAAGGATAAGAATATTATTTTCCACATAGGGAATAACAGTTTGAATTTTAAAAGAGCAAAGACAAGTGGTGGTATGACAATGGCTACCGCTGTGTCTATTGTAAATGCTATAAATAGAATGATAACTTGGGTTAAACAGAATCCACCAATGTATGAAGACCCAAACGATACAGATTACATGTATCTTATATCAAAGCTATTTACACTTGTAACTAGCTTACAACATAATACAATACAAAAGAAAGTATCGTTTATAATAGAATTTCAAAGAACTCCTGAAGGGGAAGAATGGAATGCTGTTGCTGCAAAGAAGCATTACTTTACTGAAACTTTAAATGCCTTTGCAAAAGATGAAAGAATATTAGATATTGTAGATAGATATACTTACAATATTGCGGTGGATAATATTCAAGATGGAGATATACAAGATGCAAGACTTACATCGTTTGATATCTACACATTCTCAGTTCTATTCACATTCTCAAGAATATTCTACATAAGTTATCTAACTGTAATGGATAATGGAGATTATGTGTCACAAGTTTCAGATGCTTTATTCGGAAGAAGTAATATCGAAGATGATGAAGGACTTATTGATGTAATATATCAAAATACTGTAAGAAAGCATTATTCTGAATACATTGGGTCTTTAGATAGAAAGTTTAAAGATAGATTCATATATCAATATCTTGCACCATATATTGATAATAAGCTAAATACAGATAAAACTATAATTGAGAAGTTCTCAGTTGTAGGAGTTAATAAGTATAGCCTGTATCAAAAGGTAGTGTATGAGATGTTCAATGGTATACATAGAATCGTACCATCACTTCCACAAGATGTAGTAAATTATACAGAAACTGGGGAAAAGAAGAATGAAGAGAAAGATGATTTTGACCCTGATGATGAAACTATGAAGCCTGAAGATAGAAAGTTCTACTTCATGAAAATAGCAAAGTATCTATCATCTACTCTTAATAATATCCTTGTGAATGTAATAAGAAACTTCAAACCACCTTATTCTATGAAAAGTGAAGGTGCTGATTTAGGTGCAGAAAAAGATGTATTTGACGCAAGAATAAATGAGAATAAAGAGAACTACTCTTATCTTGTAGATATAAAGGAAGAAGCTGTAAAAGAAGCTTTATCTCTTATAAAGTCTGATACTCTTATTATGGCACAATCTGTAAATATCTATAAGCATAACTTAGGAAAGCTTATGATATCTTTGTATCTTAATATAAGATACGCTATATCAGAACCTGTCAATATCTTAACTATGAATGAGTATAGAACTCTTATACTTCATATATTTGACTTAATAGTAGAAGATTTCCCAAAACTTGCTATGGGACTTTTAGGTAAGATATACTCATCTGTAAATAACGCACAAGTTACTTTAGATGATTTTAAGAAGTACGGAGAAGATAAGATACCAGTTTATATATCAGCAAATATAGATGGAGCTTTAAATGCTCTAACACACATCGTTTCTAATAAGTATCTATATGCAATAAGAATAGATAAATTGGTTAAGAGTTCTGAAGTTGTTGTAAGAGATGAACTTTTAGAGTTTCTAACTGTAGCTACAAACTACTTTAAACATAAGGAAACTAGAGTATCAAAGCTTGAACTTCACACTATTCAAGAAGATGATATGTGGGACGAAGATGAAGTATTCGCAAATTTTAATTAGGAGGAACGTAGAAGATGAGAGATATATTTTCTATAATAAATATTAAAGATGCTTGTAGAAGAAGAGGATTACCTTATGATGTAATCCTTCCTCTTCTTTTTGGTAAGAAAAGACTTGAGAATTTAGATTTACCAATGGATGAAGTTACATCAAGAATAGCTGTACTTGTTACATATAATAAGACAGATAGAAAGGTTAGAAAGATAGAGTCTACCATAGTCATAACTCTTAATAAGGAATCTGGAAAAGTTCTTGTTTATAAGAATAAACTATTCCAAGCAAAAGAGAGATATAGAGTTCCTATAGCAGACTTACCATATTTTAAGAACTTAGAGTATCACATTTCAAATGTGATACAAAAGAAAAAGACAGGAAAGAAAGCTTGTATGGACTATCTTAAAAATGGAGCAGAGATTGTGTGGGATGACTTTGTTGAAAGAATAAAGGTTGACTTACTTAAGAACCAAAGAAAAGATGTTAAGTATACTATGGTACTACATTATTTTAATAGAGATGATATAGCAGAATTGACTGGTCTTAAGTTATCTGATTATTATAATGGAGTAACTGATGAAGATGACGCTTGGATACTTGTCTATTATACTGTGCAGGAGAAGGTATCTTATATAAGTTATCAAGTTAATTGTAGTGACCATATACCTAGAAAATTCATAGAAGATGTTGCTGATGCTATAGATGGACTTGCTGAGTTTGTAGAAAGTTTAGATATAACCACAAATATTGTAGATTTCATAAAAGAGGTTATGTTTGCAAATCATACAGATAGAAAGTTTATATGCCCATCGTACGATAAAGATACCAACCAATATCTTGGAGATTTATTAGATGTCCGTAGTTATAATCACGCTTGGTATAATAAACTTGATAAGCTTTTAGGTATACAGTATGAAGATATATTAGAAGCTTTTAAAATAGTAGGTGACTAATATGAATCCAAAGCAAAAGTTAATAGATATACTTATGAATAGATTTAATGCAAGAAGACAAGGGAATGGTGTGTGGTACACCATTTCTTGTCCATTTTGTGGAGATAGTCCAAATCCACATACAAGACATTGTAATATAAGAGTATCCCCTCATGATAATGCTATGATAGTACATTGCTTTCAACTTAAGTGTCATGCTTCAGGTATACTCACAAGAAAGCATTTAGTTGATATGGGAATATATGATTTAGATATATCAGAGTTTGTGTCTAAGAATAAGTCTGATACAGAAGCTATGATACATGAAGAAGTAAATAAAGAACTTCATCTTGATATAAATACAGATAAGAATAGCAAAGTTCAAGAATATTTTTTAAGAAGAACTAATAAGAATTTAGATGATAATATGAGAAATAAGTATAGAGTTATAGAAGATATAAAGTCCTTTATAGAGCTTAATAAAGATAGTATCTCTAAAGAGAGTATTAAAAGACTTACAGAATATATAAAGGAATATAACTATATTGGATTTCTAAATCCTACTGGAACTAATATACTTCTTCGTAATATAGAAGATAATGTAGATAAGAATAAAAGACATATCAAAGTATCATTTTTAGAGACTTCTAATGTGGCTAGATTTGTTACACATAAGCCATATACTGTAGAAAAAGATAATAAGTATGAAGATGATAATACTTATATCTGTATAGCAGAAGGTGTATTTGATATAATAAATACTATGGAGTATGTAATGCCTGAATGTAATGGAATATGGTGTGCATCTCCAGTATCTGGACAGAGTGGACTTATAAGAGATTTAACTAAATATTATCCCGATAAGCATTTTGTATATGTTGCTGATTATGATGTAGATGATAGAAAGATTAAGTCTTTTATAGAACCTATAAAATATAGAGTTAAAGACGTAGCTGTAGTTAGAAATAAACTATCAAAAGATGTAGGAGATATGTCAAAACCTATGGAGCTTTACAAATATAATTTATAGTGGTGGCATGTAGCCACCACATTTACATCATTTATTTTTATCACTATATATTATAATAGTGACAAGAAGAATAGAACTTAGTGCGTGTCGCATTAGTTCTCAACTAAATATTTATATTTATCTCAAATATATAAAGTTCTATTCTTCTTGTTATTTTTTTTTTATCCTTCTGAAGTCTCTGGAGCTGGACTTACTGGTTTAGGTGTAGTTATCTTAGACATAAGGGCTTGTATAACCTTAGTGAATCCATCATCTATAGCTTTAAAGAAGTTTTCTTTTGTATGTATTCTAAGGTCTATATTTTCTTTAGGTATATCTCTCCAAGCGGCATTAACTCTATATCCAACTTGAACTAGCATACCCCCAAATATAATAAGTTGCTTTACATCTTCATAGTTTAGCTCAGCCTTATCTGTATCTGAGAATTGCCATTCAATAGTTTGTCTTGGGTCAATATCTTTTGTAATATCAAGTACAGTCTTAGTTTCAAGAAATCTTGCTCTATCGTTTTCTCTTACTCTTTGATGATGAGACTTACCTTTTCTATCTGTCCAATCAAAACCTACATCAAATCTTTCATCTCTCCATTTATAAGACATTTGAACTATGTATTCGTGTAACTCATCATAAGTTGAACCTTCATACCATTCGTTCTTTGTATCATTCCATCTAGGTTTTAAAAGCCAATTTGGAATAGGAATAGATACTATCTTATTTGTCATAGGGTCAAGCATTTGTCCATCTTGTAAGTTGACTTGTCCTGAAGTTAGTTTCTCTTCAGCTGTCATTTCTCTTATTCCTCTTCTAGTTCCATCAAGACAAGGATAATCATACCAAGTATCCGTAGCTATCATAGAATTATCCCAAGCGTCGAAGAACTGTTGAGGATTTGTATTAAAGTCTGATAATCTATATGGTTGTGTAGCTATATAGTTACCATCTTGCGAATATATATGCGTTTTCTCTGGTGTATATTTCATTTAATCCTCCTATCTCATCGGTATTCTAATAGTTATATTAAGCCAGTAGTCATCTCCTATATGCTTATCAAAACCTATAGCAAGACCTTGGAAATATCTTTGTATTAATAAGATACAAGCGTTGTGTTGCGGGAACTTAGATTCAAGTGGGTTAGTACCAAATCTACCCATACCTATAACATCTGAATTTTTATCTTTACGAAGACCTTCCATATAACTATCATAGTTTATAGACAAGTCATCTAAGTATTCAAGTGACCCGTCTCTATTCTTATTTCCAGTAGGCGTAGCACGGTTATTTATACCATCATATTTTGTAAGTGGTCTAACTTCTGATACATATTGGTATATAACTGGGAATCCAAACTTCTTAACTCTTGTCTTTCTTTGTTGTAATTGTTGAGAAGCATTTCTAAAGTCATATTCGTCCATATCAACAAAGTCAGGTTCTCTTTTAGCATCATATACAGATACTTCAGCGTGTTCAAATATTAAATCAGATTTATTTATACCATCAGGTAATTTAGTTATAAATCTTAGATAATCCATTTGACCTTCCATATACACATCTGGTACAACGAGTAAGTCTTTTGTAACCTTTAAGTTAAATCTTAATGTAAGAACATTTTCTGATTTATGCTTAAAGTTACCTTTTACATAACCTACATTTTCTATCTTATCTGTAGCTATATCTTCAAGAGTGTATACAGAGTTCTTCTTAACATAAGTCAAGAAAGTATCTCTACTCATCTTTAAATCAAGCTCACGTTTCATATTAGTCTTAGGTAACTCCACAAGCCATTTATCTCTTAATTTTATTTTAGGTTGTCCTGCTAGGAAATACCAAGGAGATGATGTGTTTGTAATATCAGATTCTGGTAGTACCATACGAAGTTGCATTCCACCGTCATATTTACTATTTTCTCCAAGACATTTTATAACATCATAATTCTTTAGAGACCCAGAATATGGAGCTGCTTGAATTGTAGCTGGTGTATCAGCTATAAATCTAATATCTGTAGGGAATATATCAACTACTGTCCATCTAGCATCTGTATACATATCATAAGGCTCATTTAAAGTTATGATACCTGTACTTGGATTGAATGTCCAGTAGGCTCTGTCATATTGCTGTCCATCTATAAATAAGACAGGATTATATAATACGTCAATATTAGATTGAATAGTTATAGCAGTTCTTTGTAATATTCCTGATTGAATATGTACAGCTGTATTCTCTTGTGGAACTATAGAACCCACATGTCCAGTTCTTATATCTTGTACAAGTTTTACAAGTTGACTGAATATATTTGCAGAAGGAATCTTTTCTACATTATTTTCAGTCATACTTTGAGTTATTTGCACTTTCTTTACATATAACTCCAAGTCTTGCATAAGCTCTTGCCATGTTTGTAATCTATCTCCATCTTTATATCTTATACCATTTAATACCTTTTCGATAATAGCAACAGCGTCGGGATATTCAGCAGCATACTTACCAAAGTTTGCACCTTTATCTAGTTTACCAGCCATATCTTCTTCTTTAATCTTTCCAGATACTTCTATAACATTAGCCCATAAACCATTAGCTATTTGTATACTATCTCCATCTTTTCTTGTAGCTTGTATCTTTCTTATATGCCATGTCTCTTCTCCACTATCATCAGCAACAGTCATAACTGTACCTAACGGTTCATCAAGTTTAGCTATATCAGGAGTTGCAAGTTGAACTACAAGTTGTCTATTAGATAAGTCAGCTTTAGAAGCAAGTCCTTTTACAGTATAAGGCATAAGCTCAACCGGAGTATCTATATGGATTGCAAACCACATAACTCCATATTTTGAATAAGCGTATCCTAGTTCTTGATATATGAACTCAGGATAAGTAAGTTGGAATCCACCATCTACGGTTTGATTCAGATAGTACATTTCATTTGATACAAAGTTCTCATCACGAAGATTAGCCTTTGCGTTTTCTGGAACCTTAATATGTCCAGCTGAATATATTGTAAGCCAGTTCTCATCTATAGGAACTACTATAGATTTAGCACGGTTTTCTAAAGTTGCAAGTTTCCACTTATTATCTGTCTTATCAAAGTAACAAGCTGACATTGGTGGTAAACCATGTCCCGGTTGATGAAATGTAAATGATACAGATTCTTCATTATTAGAAGCATTAAGTGGAACTATTAAATCTCCCGGTGTTAAACCAGAAGCGGCAAAACTTGTCTTTGTTACTTCTCCAGTATATGGTATAAATGAACCACCATTAGGTGATTTATCACGAAGTATAAACTCTCCATCTATTTGCGTAGGTCTTACCCACACCTTTTCATCTTTATAATAGAAAAGAACCGATAAATCTACTTTATTACCTATATCTCTTACATAGGCATTATCCTTGTCTATTCTATGATTCTTGTAATCCATGTGATATCCAAGTGTATGTCTATTTACTGACTCACCATTATCCATACCTAAAACCATTGTAGTTTCAAATAAGTAGTTTGTAGGTTCAGTTGGTTTGGTAGGCTTAGTGTCAGGGTTTATACAATATACTAAATCAGCTGCTTCATTTGAAGTAAACTTATCATAGTATATCTTTGTATCTTTAGCTCTTTGATTTATCTCAGTTTCTACAGATTCTATTCTTGTATCATGATTTAAAAGTTTAGCTTCCGTAGCTGTTTTAAAAGCCTTATAATCTAAGTATACATCTGTAACTGTAGTTGTAACTGGTTTACCATCAGGTGTAGTTTCTCCTGTATAGATAACACAGTTAGCACCATCTGTAACTATACCTATTTCTTTAAACTCTGTATCATTTGTACCTTCTATAGGAACTCTAACTTTGAATAGTCCAGTCGGTATATTCTTACTAGGTATCTTCTTTGCTGTATCTATTAAGAATGAGTGAATAGCCTTAGGTTCAGTTCCTATTGCCGTTGTAGAATTTATATAATTAATTAAGTCTATATATCCTGCACCACGAAGTGGAATAAGCTCTCCTGACTTAACTTTAAGCCAAGCATATCCAGTTTCACTATCTATGACAAGTTCCCCTACCACTATATTAGATTCATCATAATTTTGATGCTTTTTATCAAGTGGTAGAAAAACCATTCTTTTTACATCGGACATAATTATTCTCCTCCTTATTTTTAAGTAATTTAACTATTTAAAGTGTTTGTGACTGTTTTCATATGAACATCAAAATATACTATTTATGTGCTATTTCGTGTAAAAATAACATAGTGGTAGTTAAAAATTAATAAAATTAAAATAAAATTAGGAGGTAAATAAATATGGCAAATATATTTGCAACACTATACGGTGAAGCACAAAATGCTATGAAAGCTGGAAGTTTATATGGAAGCACTGCTGTTGGAGAAGCAACAGAAGCTGAAGTAATGGAATCTTATATGCAATATCAAGAAGCTGCTATCGGAATGGAAAGAGATGGATATTTATATGCTGAATCTACATCTGAATTAATGGACAGAAAAGGACTATCTTTAATAGGAGCTTTCTTCTATGCAGAAGCTGAAGGTGGATTCTTCAAGAAAATAGTTAATGGACTTATCAAACTTTATGAAAAAGCAAAAGAGTTCGTTATCAAATTACTTGGAAGATTCAGAAGTAATAAATCTTACAGAACTGACATAATCTATATTGAAGATGTATTAAAAGCTGCTAAACTAAGAACTTATACTGATGGAGCTTCTTTAAGTGTAAGAGAAGTTAAACTAGCTGCTATCACAAATATTATAATGGGTGTATTGGGTGACGGAAAATTATTAGGAACAGACTTCGATACAGCTAATAACACAAACGTTAAGTATCTTATAGATACAATGAAAGCTGCTATTAAAAATGCTAAAACTGATACTACATCTGCTAAAGCTGTAAAGGATTCATTACAAAAATTCCAAGGAACTTTAAATAATGTAGATGCTTTAACTAAAACTATCTACAAGAAAGTTATTGGTGAAAATACTGATAAAGCTGGAGTTGACTTAAATCCAACTTCTCAAATCAAACCTGCAGAAGCTTTAGCTAAATTATGGGAAGCTGGAGATAAGAAAATAACTGGAAAAGAAATTGCTGACTATGCTTCTAAAGCGTATGATGATATATTCGCAAAGGGTAAATTAAAATTTGATGATATATCTAAAGCTTTAGATGAAGGTGTTAGTCAATACAAAGAAAAATTGGATGAACTTAAGCAATTATTAAGCGAAGCTGAAAGTAAAGCTCAATCATTGACTACAACTACTGATAACAATGAAAAAGCAACAGGAGATTTCGCTCAACAAATGGTGGGAGCATCAACTCAATTCTCTGGAATAGTTGCTAACATATCTACAGCTGTTATAACTGCTTATAACTCAGCTAAAATTCAATTAGATAAGTTAATAGCATTTATGAAACCTGTGTGTGCTAAATTGGATGAACTTAAGAAATCATCTAACGGTCCAAAACCTATTAATCAAACAGGTTCTGACGCATCTGATGCTGGACAACAAGAATAAAAATAAAACAATACTCCTTCGGGAGTATTGTTTTAAACTCCACCTAAAATGCTCTAAAACACCATTTTAGAGTAAAAATTAACAATTAGGAGGTAAATAAATATGGCAAGTTTTATGGATACATATTTAGATTCGCAATCTAATTTTTCAAATGATATAAATTTATATTCTGAAGGATTTAGATTTGATGAGCAAGATATGGATTTTATAGAAGGACAAATAGCATTAAGAGAAGTATCAATTCTTCTTGAAAAAGAAGAAATAATGAGTAGAATGAATCTATACGCAGAAGCTGCTGGAGGAATACTTGTAGGAATATTATCATTTATTAAATCGGCTGTAGCTTTAATGATAAAGATATTTCTAGGATTTAAAGGAATATTAATAGCGGTAATAGTAGCATTAATAGGTAGATTTATAATAAAGAAATTTAAAGGTGGTTCTACTTCATATTCTGGTGGTGGAGGCGGAGGAGCTTCTTATTCGGGTTCTGTAAGCTCATCTTCTGGAATACCAGCTGTTAATACAGGAATAAAAGATGATATTTTAAAGCTTTTAAATGATGACACTAAAGTTGCAAAGGTATTAGAAGCTGCAGGAATAGATTCAGCTAAATTAAAAGAAATTGCAGAGAAAGGCGGACATTCAGCAAAAGCTTTAGAAAAAATAATAAATAAAGTTTTAAATGATATAAGAGTGGAAGCAGATGATGCAAATACATCAGCACTTATTATTCCGGGATACGTAAAACCTGAAGCTATAGTTGCTAAATTGAATAGACTTATGAATATAAATTTAAGATTAGATGGAAGTAGTTATACTAATGTACTTAATAGAAATCCGTACTACATTTTTGATAAAACTATACTTGATGCCAGAAGCAAACTTAACAAGATGGGAATATCACTTCCTACATTCTTAGTAGATTGTATAAGACATTATGATGGTATAGTTGCTGCTTCTTATGTAGCACAGATTGGAATTCTAAATTCTTTAGTAAATGCTTATTCTGGTGTGGGTGAAGTTCGTGTTCAAAAAAATTACTTTGAAGATATTATAAATGAAATTAAATCAGATATACCTGCAGATACTATAAGAAGTATAGAATCAATTATGAGTGAGCTTAAAGAGTATGACGGTAAACAAAAACTAAATGCTTACTTCAAACCTATATTGAGGTCTATTCCTAATAGAGAGAAACCAAAAGACCCTAAAGATTATATAGAGATAGCGTCTATATTATCTGATATAACAAAATCAGTTAAAGAGACTAATAGTATAAAGGAAGCGAAACTAATTGTAAAATCTTTACAATTCGGTGACGACGGAGCTTTAATCGGTTCTGAATATGGAGAAGACGGTACAAAGGCTATAGAATACGCGTGTATTAAAAACTTCATAAGTGTTTTTGGTGATAACCGTCCAGATATGGGTAAACTTAAAACTGTATTAAATAAACTTGATGATTTAGGAAAGCATGTTCAAAAATCTATAACTGATAGTGGAATTGAAAATATAACAACTAAAGATTCATCTAAAGTAAATCTATCTAATGTGAAGGAAGTATCTACAGTTGCTATAAATATGGTATCGTGTGCTGCTCAATCTGTTAATATTATGTCTTATTTCTTGAAGAATGAAGTAAATCCAATCCATAAAGTTATAGTTGAAGAAGTTGCGATACTTGCTGCAACTGAGTACACATTAAAAGAAATGGAAAATTATATGTAAAATTTATATCCTCTCCAAATGGAGAGGATATATTTATATTTCAACAGTATTCTCACTTTGCATAAATGCGTTAAATGCAGAGTCTGCTACCACATTATATGTAATGATTCCTAAATCATACATAAGCTCTTCATATACTTTACTTTGTGTATTGTTGATAGCTGCTGGTCCTAGCATTATAGACTGATTTACTATAGTTAGTATATTTATAGAAAACTCCTGTACTTTCTTTATAAAAGCTTGATGTTTCTTAAGTTCTTCATCTTGCTTAGACATATCTATCTTATCGAAAGTATCTTTTAGCTTTTTGCTATTTTCAGTCAAAACGTTGATTGATTTCTTTAGTCTTTCAGGACTATAACCATCGTCATAATTTCCGATAGCATTTTGTGTATATGATAATATCTCTATCCATGTATACTTTTCTTCAATATTATCAAATGTGATGTCGTATACGGGAACTCCTATAAGCTTTTTGTTTTTAACAACTTTCAATGTAGAATTTGATACCTGTTCGGTTTTTAAACTAGCATAAAATTTGCTCATACTATTATAAGCATCTATAGATTTAAGTTTAAATTTGCAACCATCTAAAACTTGCATAAGCTTTGCTTCATTATTTGTATCAGCATTATCTACAAACATACCTAAGTATCTTTTACCTAATTCCCCTACACTGTCTTTTGCTCTCTTTGGTAAGTGTTCGACTGTTTCCTTAACCATTTTCTCATAATCTGCTCTCAATTCAGGACTATCTCCACCATTTATTGTATACATTATATGAAATTGTGATATAAGTGATATTGCTATAAAGCTATCACAATTTAAGATTACATCTCCGGAGAATTCACCTATAGATTTAGTCTTAGCGTCATTAAATGCAGATTTTCTTAATTTATCATCATACTTGATTCTGTAGAAAGGTTGTTTAGATATAAAGTCTTTATAAGAGTTACCTCTTAATGATACTCCACTTGTTATACACTTTTCTAGGCATTTAGATAAGAAATCTCCATACTTCTCTTTTGTAGCAAATGCTCCGACGTTACGGTCATCTATTCCAAAAGAAACCGCACTTTCCATCATTTCTAAATATTCTTTTGGTGGTTTGTCCCATTCCTTTATATCCCAACGCACATTTGTCTTTTTACTTATCTTGATACAATCTTTTATAATCGTATCAGAAAACTTATCATAACCATCTACACCACGAATGAACTCAGTGATATTCTTAGTTTTGTATTTCTTAGCTTCGTTAAGGATTTTTCTGCGAAGAGATTTATCTTCAGCAGCTTGGACTCTTTCTACAGTTACATTAGTAGTAGAGCTAGATGAAGATGATGAACCCCACCACCTCCACCTCCAGCTGTATCTATATTATCTTTCTTAAAAGCACCTTTTAATTTCTTAAGAAGCCACATTATAAATAGAAGTCCTGCTCCTAATATTGCAGCTTTAAGTCCAATAATGATTTTCATAAGTAAAAGAATAGCACCAACTATAAATGCTCCTACAGCTTTTACATATGTACTAACTTCAGCATACAGTGTATGTCTTTCTTTAATGTAATGTAAGTCTATAAAGTTATTAGCTTCATATATAGCAAGACTACATTCACAATACTGTCTATAAAATTCTTCGTGATTTATGTCGATTTCGGGTCCATACACTTCTTGCTCTTTTTGAGAGTCTAAGTATAAATCCATAAAATTCATATTATCACCTTCCGATTAATCTCCATATTTTTGTCTGAAAATATTGCTTAGGTCATTTCCTAAAGATTTAAAATCTTGTAATAGCTCCGACTTCTCTTTTTCGACTTCATCACCTAAATCATCTTTTAAAGATTTATTATTTTCTAATTCTTTTAAAATAAAGTCTTTAGCATAGCAAAGTTTATCCCAATATATAAGCATAGCGTTTGCTATATGTACACTTTGGAAAATATATGGTGTTGATACACAAGCATTGTCTACTCTTACAGTAAGATTTGTTATATCTGTCATATTCTTTACAGTCGATTTAAGTATAGCTGAAGCATTACTAATTAAACCTTGAATTACACTATTTGAGCTAACTTTCTTAGCATCTTTTAAATCTTTTAAAGTATTTTTCTTAACATCATCAAGCTCGTATTCTTCTTTCATTTGAGTCATATCTTTAAGATTTTCTCTTAGTACCTTTTTAGAAATTTCTTCAAATTTTATAGTACCGTTAAATCCTCTATCAGATATTACACCTGTCGGACTAGAACCTGCTCCACCCTTTTCTCCTAAAAATCTCATATTATTTATTTTATATCCGGGTTTAATTTCTATAGTTACAAGTCCTACACTTGCTATATTCTTTTCAAGCATTTCACCCTTCAATAAATTCATATTAGCATCATAAGCTTCAGCCTTAAAGTCACTAGAATTTTTGACAGCAGGAATACTATCAATATCTGCTAAGAAATCTTTTTCATTTTTAAGTCCGTGTAGATTTGTTTTACCAAAGCTATATAGATAGTATACAGGAGATAAAGCTACAGCGTCTTTAACCTTCATACCAAATATCTTATCTTCATCATTTATTTTCCCGATTACGTCGCCGTGTATTTGCTGAAACATACTCGACTTAGCATTGCTTATAATGTTATTATATAAGTCTTTACAAATATCTAAGGCTTCTGCGTCATTTTTCTTCTTTTCGATATCTTCCATAGCTGCAGCAACATTACCCGAACATATCATCACATTCTTTACAATTCTATAAGCTGCGTCCATATACGCTACAAGCCTTTTAATATGCTCAGCTTGGTCCTGTCCGTCAGATGGTTTAGCTATTTCAAATTTAAAGTTCATATTTTTATGAGCTCTGGCTTCTTTTAATACTTTATCTAAATCTGCTCCGGCTTTATTAGAGCTTGTACTATCTAAAGAATCCAATACATCTTTATTGTCAAATAAATTTAACTTCTTAGCTAGAGTTTTTAGTGCTTCCATATTATTTTTGATATTGTTATTTTTATATGTGTCAAGACTAACTTTACTATTTATAGAGTCTTTTATAAGGTTAGTATCAAGTATTCCTTCTTTACTTACATCATCTTTAGATACCGATTTTGGAGTTTTAATGTAAGCTATAGTTGTATTCATAAGAGTAGTTAGTTCTTTTAAAGAATTCCAAGAACTTGAATCCCCAGTTCCTGCATTACTATTGCTACTAGGAGCGTCGCTTCTTGTAGAACTTCCTCCACCAGAACCAGCACCACCAGAGTTATTAGCTTTATTCATTTTAAATCCAAAAGGTTTTGCTAGTATTTCTAAAACTTTTCTACATACATTCTTAATGAAATCTATAATAGCTTTCCAAAACTTTTTAAACATAGCCCATATTCTTTTAAAGAATCCTTGTTTAGCTCCGTCATCATCTGATTCACCGTATAATACAGCGTCATCATTGAACCCACGAACTAAATCGAAGAATAAGTTGTCTATATAATTTGATGCTACTACAAGCTCAGCTTCAGCGTATGCAAATTCGTCAACTTCAGCTTGGTATAGACCATCGTATAAGATTAAATTATCCATTTAATTTCCTCCTTATGTTATTAAATTATTTAACTAAAGGGGTGTTTTTGGGGGTAACGAACACCTTTATAGATATTTCACAAATAAAGGAGGTGTCTTTAGTTGGGTAATTTATACGACAAAACCGTAGACACAACCAATAAACTTCTAGCAAATCAGAATAGGGGTTATTACAAAAATAATATAAGAAGAATGGAATCAAAACCTATCTTCTGTACATATTATAATATATCAAATGCTGACTCTACTGTATCAAAAGGTATGGGACAAGTAAATGATTTTATATCAGAAAAATCTCCTGTTAGATACAATAAGATTAATAATGTACCAATATATGCCTTTAAAGAATTTAATAGGGAAACTAGAAAGACAGATATTAAAGGAATAACTATAGAGCTTGATAATGAAGGGCTTATACCTTCATCATTTAATCCGCTTACTGGAGACTTCCTTATAATAGCTATACCTTCTGGACCTACTTTATTATTTAAGGTTACAGTAGCTGACCCTACAAATGTACTACAAGACCCACACTATAGACTTAGGTATACATACTATGCCGCTTTAAGTAAAGAACCAGAAAAGTTTACACAACTTGATAAGCAGTGTGTAAATGAGTATGATTTTGTACTTACTAATGTTGGAGACAATAAAGCTTCACTTTTAGACATAGGTACTATAGCGTATATAAAAAGATTAGTTGCTGTATTTGGTAAACTTAATAGAGAGTATTTAGAAGCCTTTTATGATGATACAAATAACTTACTTTTACATTCACATGTATGTGAGGATAATCCTGAGCATCCTATTGATATGATTTATTATTCTCCACTTGTGGTTGAATTTCAAAGAAGACTTCGTCCTATAATGTATGAGTTTACAAAGACTTATTCTCAGGAGCTTATACTAACTCATGAGGATATGACACCTTTTTCTTTTGAAGATTCTATGTATGCTGATTTGATATATGATGATTTAACTTCTTTTTTAGGTTTATTTATGAGATTTAAACCTGAGTATTTCGATGAAGATGGAAAGTATTTAACTCTCATGAAGTGGTTTCCTACCGATAGGTATATGACTGCTCTTAACATCTATAAGCGTCCTGATACGGTTGTTATGTGTGTTGGACTACCGTCTGATAAGACAGCTGAGTATATTATTAAAAACTCTAATAACAAACCATCAAATGTTAGAAAGTCTGAGATAGATAATTTCAAGAAAGCATTTGAGAAGAAGCTGGATGCTGACAGTTCTATTATAGCTCATATTCAAGACATAATAGAAAATCCAAAAGAGATACTGGATATATGTAATGAAATAGTTATAGAAAATACTTTGGAATATTATATGCTTATGCCTATAGTATTATACTTATTAAGAAATGCAATAGAAGGGTCTCAACGTGACCCATCATATTTACTAGATGACGCTATGGAGGTTTAATATGGATTTTATAATGGCTTTTATAACTATTCCTGAAATAGTTCATTGTATGGATATAGGACTTTACAGAGATAATAAAGATACTATAGCAATAATAGAACATCAGGAAAAAGAACCAGAATATCAATTATAATAAATTAGGAGGTAAATAATAGATATGAATAATACAAATATGTATCAGTTGCTAATAACTGCAACTAATAAAGAACACAGTAACCTTAAAACTTTTGGTTATGGACTTAACTATCCTATTCCAATAGTAAATCCTGTATGGGTCGGAATGGATAAAATAATTGCCGCACAAGCAAGTGGTAAACTTGATATAATGATACACAATGTTGACCCACCTGTACTTCTTACACCTGAGCTATTCGCAAAGTTCACAGAGCTTGGATATGTTGATGAAGAAGTAGTTGCTGAAACTCCTCATTCTGAAGAAGAGGAAGAAGGAACTCATGAAGGAAACCCTGAAGATAATTCTCATACTGAAGAAGCTCACGAAACTCATGAAGAAGAAAATCATATTACAGGTGGAATAAGTGAGTCTGAAGTAGTACCACCTACACCAACTGTACCAGCTACAGAAACTGAAACAGCACCGGCTGCTCCTGAACCTGAAGCTGAAGCTCCTTCACAAGTTGACTTCAGAGTTAAGTTCGTTCCTACTGGAGCTTACAGAGCTGGTAAAAAGTTATTTGAAAATACAGAGTCTATAGGATATGAAACTGGTGACCAAGATGTAGCTATACTTGTACAAGTAACTGGTTTAAAAGATACAAACGGAAATATAACTGAAGATAAGATTAAAGTTTTAGCAGGTAACCCATATTCTGCAGACGGATTAAGATTCCCTGTAGAACTTATGATGCAAAATGATAAACCATTCTTCTCTAAAAATTCTAAAGGAATCATTACATTTATAGCTGCTTATAGTGTAACTGACTTAAATGGAATTAATAATATGGGTGTAGCATTACAAGTTAATGGTGAACAAGTTGGTTACGCTTCAATATATAAACATGCTGAAGCATCTGACCATCTATAATAAATAATAATGACAGGAGGGAGTTATAATGTCAAATGGAAAGTCGCCATTCTCGGCTTTAGCAGACCATGTCGGTACTATACTTACAACTCTTTTATCGGCTTCGGTAATCGGTGTTATATCTATCGCTATAACTGTCTATCAACAAGCTATCGAGGTTAATCATATTAATGAATCTATCCATGATATGCACGTTACGTTAGAAGAGTTAAAGCATAGAAGTGTGAGTGCTGATGTTCGTCTATCTGTCATGGAAGACTCAGTTAAAAAACTCCAATCCGATATGGAAGATGTGAAGTACAGAGAGTACAGAAATCTTAAGTAAACTGCATAAAATGGTATAAATAAACATATTTTTAGATGTAAAAAATTAAAAATAAATTAGGAGGTAAACATAAATGGCTTGGGAAAAAATAGGAGAACACTCAATCGGATTCGATATGTTCCATAAACCAAAATTATATGGTGAAGCTGAAGTTGCAGCTGATGCAGCTGATGGTGCAGACGCTGTTGTAACTGCTGATGGTAATTCTGACGTAGATGTTACAGTTGAAGGAGATGAAGCTCCTGCAATAAATGTAGAAATACCTGTAACTGAAGACACAGGAGAAATCGAAAAAGTTGAAGTTGCTGTTCAATACGCTGAAAAATGCTCAAGATACGCTGAAAGCTTAATTGAAAGCTTAGAAGCTGGAGCTACTGCTGTTATCCAAGACGGACAAGTTCAAGTAGGAGCTACTGAAATAATGCCTGAATCTGAAGAAAAATCAGACGGGGAAGTTACTTTAGGAGATATGAATGAAAACAGAATTGAACCTGAAGCAACTGTTATCGAATCAGATAACGCTACAATGGATGACTAATAATATCTTGTACTGCCTTCGGGCAGTACATCTTATTTTCTCTTATTTTTAAAAGCAGTATAATAAAGGAGGGTGATAGTATGCTTACAGTAAATGAGCTTATAAAATATGCTGTTGATATAATAGACATAGACTTATCTTATGAAGAAGCTAGTAGATATGATTATGATACACAAGATGAGCTTTTAGATGAAATACATGATATTAAAAGAAAGCTTCTTGATGATTGGTATGAGAGATTTAATGGTAATAAGACTCTTGCACTGTTTACACTGAATCATATTTATGATGTATATTTTGAACAAGGTGGAGATGACAATAGGTCTATAGAAAAATTTATATGGAATGATAAAGCAAGACAGCGTAAGGATTTTATGTATGAGTTACAAACAAGGTTACTATCTAATTTAGGTTGGGTATCTTTATAAGGAGGAATATAATGGATAAAATAAGTTTAGAAGAAGTTGAAAAATATGCTGAAGAAGTAATAGGACTGGCTGATAGTGTGTGTACAGTTAAAAACGAAAATGAAGTTGATTGTAAAAGAGCGTCTGAAATCAAACGTGTGATTTATGATGACTGGTGTAGTAGATTTGAAAGCTTAGCACTAGCTAAGTATACACTAAGAGGAATTATAGCTCACAAAGATGAGTATTGGGAAGACGATACAACTTACTTAGAAGAGGTATTAAAATACAGAAAAGATGATGCTATATATGAATTAGAAGCTACTATACTTGCTGTACTAAATTACACAAATGATGACATAAAATATTATTAAAGGAGAGTTAATATGAAAGATAATGTTAAATATACTGCAAAATGTGAACTATATGAAGAAACTGATAAGGAGTTTAAATTTAATGTATTCTTAAATGAAACTGGAGTAATAGCATTCTCACACGGACTTATTGTTTTAGAGGTAACTTATGATAGAATAACAAATAAGCACTCTATTAGTATATATCATTGTGAAGATGATAGTTTGCTTGTAAGTTCTGAAGTTGTAGGAACTGTAGGACCTGCTATAGATTACTATATAAAATACCTATTAGCTGGTAATAGAGGAGCTACAGAGACTTATAGAAATTATATTGATGATATGGAAGAATACTTTATAGCTTGGGTAAATACAAGAATAGATAGTATAAATGATAGTGATACTGTGGTTGATATGATTAATTAAATGTAAATATTGGGGTGGGAGTTTCTCCTACCTCGTTTTTTTTT